GCTGGTGCAGGTGCAGGTGCTGGTGCAGGAGCTGCGGCAGCTACTGGAGCTGGTGCCACACCTGAATTAGAAGATACAGCAGACTGACCTACGTAGTACTTCTTAATTTCGTTCTTTTTGTCTCCTTGGTAAATGCGAGAACCAACGTTTGCACGAAAGCTCTTACCAAAGATGGACTGCTCAATCTGAGCATTGGTTGGGTTGTTGCTCACGAAGAACTCACGTGGAACTCCAAGTGCTGCCATCTTTGTGAAAAAGATGCCTAGTGCGCTTGGGTTTTCAGGGCTTACTACTAGGTTGTCCCAAAGACGACGCTTAGCATAAGCGCCATTCTGGACCTCAGCGGTAATCTTGAACATTGCTTTTCCACTAGCGGAAGTGGTAGCACTAGCGTCAATAACCTTTAGGTCATAGTCGCCATCTGGTAGTGGCTCGTAGTTTCCTACGGACGTTTCACCAGCTTCTTTTACTAGGTCTCCCCAGTTAATTGTACTCATAATGCCTTTCTTACTTTGTCATTTTGATTAGCTAATCGTCTAGACGTTCTAGTACGACTTATTTTCCAGCCTTAGGGCCGAAGATTATGTCCAACATACGTTCTACACCAAGGTTACCTTGCTCAACAATCTGACCTAGGCGTCCCTGTACTCGCTCTCCAGCCTCAATCTCGTCTGTACGCTCTACGTACATACGTCTTGCCTTGTAGGGCAACTGAGTAGGGTCTGGGTTGGGTATGGTTTCCATTGCAATGTAGCCCAAAACATCGTAGAAGTATGGTGCCTGTACTGCAAGCTGTCCCTGCAAGTAGGGGTGCATACGATTGTCTTGACCACGGCGTGCCATGGCGGTTAACACTACTGCCTCTAGAGGCTGGGTTGGGTGCATTGTTAGGTCACGAAGGTCACGAAGTAGCGCACCCATGTGGCGAAGTAGCTCGCCCCACTGTTGCATCTTCATTTGTTCGGTTCCTGCAATGTTGTCCATGCACTTAACCTGCAACTCCGAGATGGAGTCAATGATTAAGGACTTAAACTGGTGCTTACCGCTCTGAAGCCATTGGAATGCCTTCATTACGACGTCATAGTCACGTACTTGAACTACGACAGTGTCCCAAGTGCCGTCGGCCACAGGTGGCTCTTCTCGCATTGGGTCCCAATATCTAACGTTAATTGGTAGGAAGCGATGGCCCCCCTCAACGTCAAGCATTAGGCGTGGGTATGGAGCTGTGACTGCAAAAGTTGACTTACCAACTTTTGATTCGCCATAGACCATTAGGGTCAAAGACCGTTGCACATCTGACATGCTTATTCTGTACCTTTCTTTTCTTCTTCTTTACCGTAGTAACCGTATGGGTCGGCGACCTCATACATTTGTTCAATGGCTGCTTCAGCAGCACTGCCGTCATCAATAAGAGGACAAACAGTGTAAAACTGACACTTCCATTTACAGTCCTTAGAGGGGCTAGGATAGGCCACAAAGTTGGGGTCTGCCCCAGCATCTAAGTCCTTCTTAACTTTCATAAGGTCTGAAATAGCTCCATGAATTCTCTGCCAAAAAGACCGCAAGGTAAACACATTGTGTCTAACTTCAATCTGTTCGTAGAATGGAGGTTTTGCGTTAGCGGTTCTCTTTACCTTTTTAAGCATGGTAAAGATACCACCTTCGGAGCGTTCGCCAGGTTCTTTATTCTGAGCTGACTCCAGCAACATATAAGTTAGAATTTGCTCATTCATCTGAGCTTGGTTTGCAAAGTCAGAGAAAGAACCACCAACAGTTTTAAAGTCACGGAACATGCGTACGCCATCATTCTTACGACGTACTCGCATATCTAGCTTTCCCTGAAGAACTACTTCGCCGTCAAACAATGGCATAGTAATAATTTCTTCGTTAGAAATCTTTTCTAGGTTTGCGTCAATACCCTCTTCGTCCATCCACTGTAGGTAGCCCTCCAGCATAATGCGACCAAGTTCGGCTTCAGCCTCTAGGTCATAGGTGTCCCTGTAATCAGCAACCAGCTTGTTCATGTCTTGCTTAACTAGGGCAGAGTGGGCCTCAAGAAGCCCAATCTCGCCGTCAGAAGAGTAGTACTGGTCTAGAGCCTCGTGGATACGAGAACCCAGTGCTAGGGCACCAGTGAACTGCTTTTGCTTAGGCTGTAGACGTCGGTAGTAGTTTAGCCACCACTTACGTCGACAGTCCTTAAACACCTGAATTTCAGAATTGGATAGTACATATGGCTCAGGTGTGGCGGTGTTAGTTGTATTTTCGTCATTCATAGTTATAGTTTACCAGCCTTGTCTTCTTTTAGCAAGTCCAAAAGTCTGTCTTTATCTTTGACAATCTGCTCAAAGTTTTCAGCTTTGGTCTCTAGGACTTGGAGTACACGCTCTTCAATAGTGCCTTCAGTTACATAGTCCATTACTATAACAGAATCGTGAATTTCAGAACCAATTCGGTGGATGCGGTCTATTGCCTGTTTGTGGTCAACTAGTGACCAAGGTCTCTGCAACATAACTAATCTACGAGCCGCGGTCAAGGTGATACCAACACCACCAGCTTGAGCAGTAAATAGTACCCACTTAATCTTTCCAGATTGGAAATCGTCAACGGCCTTTTGACGCTCATCTTCGTTTTGAGCACCAGTAATTAGACCGTGAGGAATCTTTTCTTTAGTAAGACGGGCACTTAGTAGCTCTATAAGCTGACGTGAAACTGCGCACACCGCTACAGAATCGTCACCAAAGTCACCATTTTTAATGTCGTCAAGTAGGGCATCCACCTTACAAGAAGGCTCGGCAAGTATGGCTTTAGGCTCACCAGTGCTCTCATCAGTTACCATTTCAGCAAAAGAACTAGCAAACTGACTTAAGCGAGTAGTCTGAGTTAAAACGCTAGCTGCAACTAATGTTTCACCGCTTTCAAGTTCAGCAATCATGTTGTCACGCATCTGCTTATAAGCTTTAGCTTGCTTGGTAGACATCTCTACATCTCGACGCTCAAACATCATCTCTGGTAGCCAAGGCAAAACGTTTGCTTTCAACATCCTACGCATACGTGGGTCTACAGTTGCGTGGAACTCGGACTCCATGTGAGACTTAACTCCAAGAACCATCATTCCGCCAAAAGCATTTAGCATAGTATCGACCATTCGGTCAATCCAACGAGTTTTGCTAGGCCACTCTTCTGGAGCAATCCAATGAAGAATTGCCCAAAGGTCTAGAACGTTATTTGCAATAGGAGTACCAGTAAGAGCAAATCTTACGTTGGCGTCTCCAGTAGCAGCCCACAGAGCCCTGCTCTGCTTAGACTTGGGGTCTTTAGAGCGATGCATCTCGTCCGCAATTACAGACTTAAAATCAACAAGATTGAGGTCACGCTTATGTACCTCACACTTATTTAGGGTGGTTCTTTCATCGTGACCGCCACACTCTATACACTTAGCCAAAGCAATCGAGCCATAAGCAGAAAGTCTAGAGTGAGTCCGCAAAGACTCCCAGTTAATGATGTATACATCGACGTCTTCTTTTTCAAATTGCTTACGCCTTTGAGCAGCGGTACCAGTAATAATTTCAATGTTTAGACCACTATCTGGCCACCACTTTTTAAACTCACGAGACCAGTTCTTTTTTAGAGTGTTAGGGCAGACAATTAGCGCTGGAAATACTTGCTCGCCCTGAGACTGTAAATATTTTAGGGAACGAATAGCTTGAGCAGTTTTTCCAAGGCCCGGCTCATCGGCAAGCAAAGCTCTCTTAGCTGTAGATAAGAACTTAACTCCAGCCCTTTGGTGGGGGAATAAATCTTGGTCACCTTCTCCGTCTGGTAGAAACTCCAAGTTTCTAAGCTGGTTAGCTGGGTCTACTCTGGTAGAACGCTCGCTAGAGGCCCAGTCCGTAAGCCTTGGGCCAATCTCTAGGTCAGTCTTAAAAGTAGAGCGTAGAGCTAGGCAGGCAGACCAAGAAACAGGCACCTTCCACATCTGGGTTTTGGCGTCGTATCCAGAACCGGGAATGCTCTTACAAAGTTCTTTAAAACGCCAATCAGCGTTTATTATTATGTGCTTACTAGTTTCTTCTAGTTCAACACTTACAGGCATTTAGCCTTCCTTTCGTCATTATGTACATACTATCACACTTTTCAATT